AGGCAGACGGTATAGAGACTACATAACGAACGCTATACAAAGGAGAAAATTATGGCATCAACTACTTTTTCAGGACCGGTACGTTCTGAAGGTGGCTTTCAAATGGCTACTAAAAATGCAACAACAGGTGCAATCACAACTAGAATGAGTTCAGGTATGCCTGATCTTACAGGTTTAGTTTTAGCTGACACAGCAACAGCAGCAAATATTGCTATCGCTGATGGAATTATTGCAGTTGTTAATTACACAGGTGCAGCAGCATGTGCTGTAGCATTACCAGCAGCAACTAAAGGTGCGATTGCGGTTTATGTTCAATCTAAAGATACAGCTGGTGGAGTTTTAACTTTAACTTTCGATGCAGCAGGATCTGATGTTTTTGCTACAGGTTCTTTAATCGAATCAAGAGCAGCGAATGAAGTAACTTTTGATACTTCAGCAGCAGGTGAAACTAAATTAGTATTCACTCCAGCTAACGCGGCAACAAACTGTTTTACAACTGGAAGCAAAATTGCTTTTATGTGTTTTGAAGATGGCACATGGCACATTGCATCTGAAATGACTGGTGCAGCGGCAGCTGTTACTGGTGCGTTTGCATTTGCAGCGTAATAATTAATTAGTGGCTCCTTCGGGAGCCACCAACTAGGAGAATTTTTTATGGCTTTCAAAGGCGATATACAAGCAACAAGATCAGATGCTGCTGCAGGTGCAAGTGCAGTAATTGCTCAACCTATAAGATTAAGAGGGATTATCATTGCATCAAGTGGAGGTGGAGCAGGAACATTAGAATTAACTACTACATCAAATACTGGAACAACATTATTCCAAGCAGATATTCCGACTGGAGATGTAATTAATTTTAATTTTCCAGAAGATGGAATTTTATTTCCTGCAGGAATTTTTTGTAAAACAAAAACTCATGTAGCTGCATATACTTTATTAACTGATAAATACTCAGGTCCTAATATGACAGGACAGAACGGATAATTATGAGTGGTGGTGGAAGCTTTACTTCAGATCAATCGGTAGTTCATGCTACAAGTACAACACAAATGGTGCCTACAACTAGAAGAGCAAGATTGACATCAATACAAGGAAAAGGAAATAGTGCTAGCGGATCTGTAATTTTTAGAACTGGTGGTGCTACAGGAGATATTATTGCAACATATTTATTCGGAGAAGAGGGTTTAGATATGTATATACCTGGTTCTGGAATTCTATTTGTAAACGGAATTCATGCAACAATAGCAGGAACAGGTGGAGTAACTATAACATTTACGTAATATGAGCAAAGCCAAATATTTAGTTGCTGGTGGTAAATATGCAGGAAAAAAGATTATTGATCTTGTAAAAAGTATCAAAAAAAGTAAGAGAGCAAAAAAATCAAAAGCTAAATTTGAAAAAACATACGGTTACAAACTCAATCAAAGTGTAAAAAAATATCAGAATGTTGCAAGTAGTGGTAGTAGCGATAAAGCTGCAATAATTCCAGCAGCTAAACAAACACAAAGAGGTAGTTCATTTAGAGTTCACAGAGTGAGAGGCACTGGTGCAAATTCTACTAGAGGTATGGGTAGTGGTAGACAAATAGGAAGTTCTGGATCAGCCGAGTCTTGGAGATCTGATATGGAGAAACTGACAAACATGCCTTCTTTTAATGATGTTTTTAGATCAGTGTTTAAAAAAAAGAGAAAAGCTTTAGGTGGTATAGCTAGTTTCAAAAGAGGTGGAGATAACATGCCTGCAAGAAACAAAAAGAATTTTAGACCTACAGATAAAGGTGCAGGTATGACAAGAGCTGGTGTTGCTGCATACAGAAGAGCCAACCCAGGTTCAAAATTAAAGACAGCAGTTACAGGTAAAGTAAAACCTGGATCAAAGGCTGCCAAAAGACGTAAATCGTTTTGTGCAAGAAGTGCAGGACAAATGAAAAAATTTCCAAAAGCTGCTAAAGATCCTAATTCAAGATTAAGACAAGCAAGACGAAGATGGAAATGTTAATTGCTTTTTAGATAATATTATACTATCAAGAATCAATGATTCTTGGAGTAAACATATCCCACAATCCATCTATTTGTTTTTATGAGAATCAAAAAGTAACATCTTTTTATAATGAAGAAAGATTCATAAACAGAAAAAATTTCCAACCATCCTCCACTAACTTTGACATTTTTCAATCAATTCTACAAAAAATAAATATTAAACCTGAAGTTGTTTGTTATTCTTCTTTTGGAAGATTTGAGCCTTATACAGATGAAGATTATAGAATAATTGATAAAATTCAAAAACAACTTGATAATCCTAAATATTATTTTGATGAAAAAAATCATCACATTTATCATGCTGTAACTGGTTTTTACTTTTCAGATTTTGATGAAGCGGTAGCCATAGTTGTTGATGGAGGAGGAGCTTGTACCTACAAAGTACCATTTAGAGAAGTTGAGTCTTTGTATAAAATAAATAAAACAAATGTTAATTGTATTTATAAACACAGCTCTTCAAGACAAGACTATAATGGTTTTTTTACAAATTATAACAAAACTCTAGAACAATATGATAACGGTGTATTACATAAATATTCTCAACAAGCTGTTGGAGGTTGGTTATTTATTGAAGCTTGTAGACAAACAGGTTTTCAAGATGAAGACGCAGGTAAACTAATGGGCTTAGCATCTTACGGAAATACTGAAACACAATACAACTTAAATTATGAAAGTGTTAAAATTGCAAAAGAAGTACAAGAAAGATCTTTTTTGCAAACTTGTGAATTAATAAATAAAGCATCAGAAAAAAGTTCAAACATTATTTTATCAGGTGGTTATTTTTTAAATTGTTCTAATAACTTTAAGTATGTAAAACAATTTCCAAAGTTAAATTTTTTTGTTGATCCAGTACCTCATGATGGAGGAACTGCTATTGGTGCATGTATATATTATGAAAATTATAAAAAATAAAGAAGAAGCCGTAGAAGTATTACTAAGTCAAAAACCCTTAGTCATTTTTCAAGGTAAAAGTGAATGGGGACCTAGAGCTTTAGGAAATAGATCTATTCTTTTTGATGCAAGAAATAAAGATGCTAAAAATATAGTTAACCAATATAAAAAAAGAGAATGGTGGCGACCTCTTGCAGGTACAGTTCTTCTTGAGTATGCAGAAAATTATTTCGATTTTGGAAGTCTTAAAGAAAGTCCTTTTATGTCATTTGCTGTAGATGCAAGAAAAAGTGCTTTTGATGAAACTCCTGCAATAGTTCATGTAGATGGGACTTGTAGAGTACAAACAGTTACTGAAAAACAAAACAAACATTACTATGATTTGATAAATTGTTTTTTTAAAAAAACAGGAACTCCCATTCTTTTGAATACATCTTTTAATTTAGCAGGTTTTCCCATTGTTGAAGATTTTAAACAACTAGAATTTACTTGTGACAATTCTGATTTTAAAGATATTTATATTCCATAAAATTTATGCTATTTTAATCTATGGCATACTTGAACGCAAACATTCCTCCTATATACTGTAAAGTACGAAAGGAATATTTATATGATCTTAAAGAACATTTTGATGAAAGCGAAGACTGTGTTATCTTCGGTATTACATCCATTTCAGGACGTGCAATCTTATTTAACATCATGCTTCCAAATGGTGCGTGCTTTTGGCGTTTGCCTATCTCAGCGTTTTTCCAAAAACAATTTGATAGAGCCAATGTGCCGAATATGCAGACGCACGAGTTGGAATTGTGGAACTGTTTCAGCTATTGGCCTAGCGTCCATCGCTTTGATTGGTTGGCTGGTATAAAAGGAAAATTTCTAGGGCTGAATAAAAAGTTTTATCATGGAGAATATTTATTCACACTTGATTGGGCTCATCCAGAAACTAACATCTTGGATACTGAACATTCTGAAATCCCTCAAGAGCATAAGTGTGCACATATATTGGCTCTTGCTAACGGGAATTATGCAGCTCAGCCTAATAATCGTATTCTCTGGCATGTTAATAGTTATACTACTGATAACAGCTGGCCAGATTACAAAGTTCAGAATACATACTGGGATGCTGAAGATAGTGGAATGGTTACAGAAGATAGCGATAAAATGTTCTATGAAATGGAAGAAGTAAAAGACAACAAAAGGACTTACGAAAAATATAAAGAATACGCTAATGATTTATCCTTTGAAAATGATGATAATAAAGATGATTGATAAATGGGTATATAAGTTTTTTGGTGCACTAGACAAGCTCACTTCTATCATAGATAATCTCTTCCAAGAGAAAAAAAAGAAAAAATGATTATGCGAGGTAAATATTATGGATTACAGGTTTACTGCTATCTTAATAATATTATTTGTTGCCTTAGCTTTTTTAGGAGGACCTAATGTCCAATAAACCACTTAACATCGGAGAAGAAGCACGTGTGCAGATGCCGATGAAAACGGTAGCTTCCCTGATTGTGCTCGTTGCGATGGGCGTGTTCGCTTATACGGAGCTGACTGCGAGGTTGGTATCGTTAGAGACATCGCGTGAGTTGTTTGAAAATGATTTGTTAAAAAGATCTGAGCAAGTCCCTACGGACCAGGAGCAACATTTTTTAATTGAGGATTTATACAAGTCTGTAGAGAAAATGGAACAGACACAAGAGATGAATATGACAAACAAAGTTAATATAGAATTTTTAAGAGAACAATTAGATAAAGCTCTAGCTGATATCGAAGATTTAAAAGATAAAGTTAGACAAAATGGAGGTCATTAATGGAGTTGATTATAGCCTTACTTATGATTGTAAACGGAGAGATCAAGGAGCATAGAATACAAGAAACAATGTCTGAATGCCTTAAAGGCAAAAGAGTTGCTATGAGGTCAAACAAAAACAATAATATTCAGTATCAATGTATTAAATCTATGGCTGAATTAGAATCAAACATTGATGGATCTAAGTCTATCAAAAAATTAATATTGGAGTAATTATGCAATTATCACGAAATTTCTCCCTTCAGGAGCTTATTAAATCAGATACTGCTATACGTAAAGGTATAGATAATAACCCAAATGCAGATCAAATAGAAAAATTAAAATTGTTATGTGAAAATATTTTACAACCGGTACGTGACCATTTTGGCAGAGTCAAGGTCACCTCGGGTTACCGTAGCGAAGAGTTGTGTGGTGCCATCGGCAGTTCGGCTAGATCACAGCACTGCAAAGCTGAGGCGGCAGATTTTGAATGTATCGGAGTAGACAATGCTGAACTTGCTGATTGGATACATAAGAACCTTACCTATGATCAGCTGATTGTTGAATACTATAAACCTGGAGAGCCCAACAGCGGGTGGATTCATTGTAGCTGGATAGAGGATCAACCAAGAGCTTCTTTCTTGCATGCTTTTAGAAAAGATGGTAAAACACAATACAAACCAATCTTAGGGAGTGCTAAAGATCTGGTTTGATCTTATGGCTAAAATAGAATTAATTGATTTACCAATACCTAGTGTTCTTAACAAAGAAGTTATTGAATATCTTGGAAGAATAGATTGGAGGTTTGCTAATGACAAACCTAATATGTTTCAAAGACCTTTCACTGATGTAATTGCAGGAACTCAAGCAAAAGATTTTGGTATGTATCATACAAGCTTAGAGGATATGCATGGTACAAAAGGAGATCCATACTTAAATACTTTTGGTAAATGGGTTTTCCATTTAACAGCTGAAAAATCAAAACATGCAATGGTAGCTCCAAGAAGAATGTATTGGAATTTTTATACTCCAAACGCAGGACCTGATTGGCATTGTGATGAGGATACTTTTGGCCACTGTGTTTCAATACTATATAATTTACACACAAACGATGGTGGAACAGAATTTGAAACAGGAGAAAAAGTACATAGTAAAGAAGGTCAAGCACTAGTTTTTCCATCTCACTTAATACATAGAGGATTTGCTCCTACAGAATTTTACCATAGGTTTAATTTAAATATGATCGTACATTTGAAAAATTACAAAAATCCAAATGACAAGTAATTTACAATTTCAGTTTTTACCAACATTTCCCATAGCGATAACAAGGCTAGACAAAGATAAGTTTGAAAAAATTTACAATGAATGTTTAAATCTTAAGGACCACAATATGCAGAGATTTAAAACAGGATTGTCTGGGATAGGAACACCTATTCACTACAGATTAAGAGAGTGCCAGGATATGCTTACTGAAGAAGTTTTAGGTATTGCAGATGCTTATCAAAAAAACCATGATATTAGATTAAGAAATATTTATTGCACTAATAACGATCTTGCTTTTAACGGAAAAGATATGTGGGTTAACTATCAAAAAAAGAATGAATATGTACCCTTACACCATCACGAGGGAGTTCTATCTTGGGTTCTTTGGGTAAAAATACCTTATGATGTAAATGAAGAAAGAAAAGAAGATCTTGATGATAAGGGAGATTCCATTACAACTTGTTTCAACTTTTGTTATTTTGACATAGCTGGAAACCAAAGAACACTTCCTATACCAGTGGATAAATCTCAAGAAGGAGTTTTAATGATGTTCCCATCTAAATTATTACATCAAGTAAATCCTTTTTATAAATCTGATGGAGAAAGAATATCAATATCGGGTAACATTAGATATGAAACTGTGGTATAATTAATTATGGCAATATC